CAGTGAGGAGGTCGTCGTAGAAGTGGACCTTCATTTCCGCTCGCGGGTGCGCGTCGACCACAAACTTGTCCACCAACCAGCACATATAGGTCGGGCGCTTGGCAAGCAGGTCGCGCGGCGTCCGGCCCTTGTATTTGCCAAAGGGCAGCGGCGTGTCGAAACCGAGGTTGACGTGCCAGGTCTTGTTCTTGAGTTCGATTTCGTTCTCGCTCACCACGACCCCCAATCAGCAGAAGGTGTGTAGGTGACGACTGGCTCGGGCATCGGCGTGCGGCCGTTGAGAGGCGTGTGGCCGTTGAGGATATCCGCGATGGCCTGCTCATCCTCGTCGAGGAAGCGGTCGTCGTCGGCGGTGACTTTCACCAGGAACGTCGGCGGTGCGTTTCGCCAGTGTCGATACTGACTCTTCTCGCGCTTCGTGGCGTATTTCTCAAGCCAGTCGTCGAGCTTGTCGTTTGCCTCTTGATCGAGAAACGACTGGCTTTTGCTCTTCGCAACGTCGTCCCGCAGCCAGCACAGGTAGCGCGGGTCCGTGTCGATGACTCCGGCAATGGTCTTGCCCTTCATCTTGCCGAAGTTCATCGTGTCTTTAAGGCCGTTTCCGGTGCTCACTCAAGCCTCCTCAAATACACCACCGTCGCCTTCTTGGTCGGGGTGGCAATGTGCGGGCCGTTGATCTTCTGCAACAGCCCCATCAAACGTTGCGCGTGATTGCCATCAGGCGCGTCCAATTCGGTGTGATTCATGTGGGCGTGCTGCGCGCACAACTCAGCGAGACGCCCCACCTCCACCTTCTCGACAACTGCTTTGCCAAATACCTCGCGGGCCTTCGAGTCCATCAGAAAGACTTCCTCGCCCTGCTGTAGATGCTTGGCGTAGAAGCCGCCAATGCGAAACGTGTTGAACTGCCCTTCGGTGCCGACGATCGGCGGAATAAAATCAACTACGCGTGTTTTCATGGGACGCCCCTGACTAAGAAGTGATGCTCTAATCTTAGTCAGGAGCGACTAATTGCCGTTAGGCGGCCGCCGCAATGGGTGCTGCGGGCAAGAACTTGAGCAGTTCAGCCTGCTGGCCCGTCGCGCGGATATGCTGCGCGAGCGCCTTAACGTGATACTTCTTGCCGTCGATCCACGTCACATACGGCTTCGAGTAAGGCAGCGTGCCCTTGTCCTTCAAGAAGTCGATGGTCGAGAACTCGCGGTCAAAGCGCGCCACACCCGCCTCGTCGAACGTCATGCGCATGTTCGCTTCCTTGAACGGCTTGGTGAGCTTCGACTTCGTGACCTGCGCCGTGATGTTCTGCCCGACGAACTCCTTGCCACCCGCGACCGCTTCCATGATCTTCTGGCGACCCAACGCGATACGCGCCGTCGAGTAATACTCCATCGCCTTACCGCCCGGCGTCGTGCGCGGATCACCGTAGACCACGCCCGGCTTCAGGCGAATCTGGTTCAGGTAGAGGAACGTCGCGTTCATCTCCTCGCAGTGCTGCGCCATCGCTTTGAGCGTGGTCGACGTCACGCGGGCGAGCGCCGTCGTGTCGTTCATGGTGTATTCGTCGATCTCCTTTTCCGCCTGCGACTTCGGCAGCGCCGCTGCGATCGAGTCGAACACGAACAGGATCGGCGCGTCGTCTGCGATGGCGCCGCTCTTGCGGATTGCCTGACAGGCCTTCGCCGCAAAGACGTTGCCCTCTTCCCACGTGCGCGGCTTGCCATAGATCCAGTGCGGGCGCTTGTCGTTGAGGTCAAAGCCTTGCGTCGCCAGATCCACCGAGAACGAACGCTCCCAGTCGACGAAGCCCGCCACACCGCCCGCTTGCTGTGCGCGGCTCATCCAGTCGGTAGCGAGCGCCGTCTTACCGGAAGACGATTCGCCGAACATTTCACACATGCGCCCGAACGGCAGGCCGCCGTCATACTTGCCGCTGATGGCGTAGTTCAGCTCGGGAAAGCCCGTGTCGATGAATTGCGTCACCGCCTGGTTGTCAGCGTTCGCGCCGATGGCGGCGTCGAGTGCATCACAGAGGTCGTCAAGTTTGCTCATTGTCATTACTCAATTTTGACTGTTACAGAGAGGGATTGAAAGCGCGGGCCCAGGCTTTCGCGTCTTTGGTGATCGAGCGGAAGGCCAACTCCTCGCAGACTGCGGTGAACTTCTCCAGGTCGAACTTGCCCATCACGACCCGCATATCCTCCTTCTGCGGCTTCTCGACCTTCAAAAGCTGCATCAGGCGCAGATTGCGCGGGAAGATCAGGCGGCCCTGACCGGGGTAGGCGTCCATGTGCTTCTTGAGCGCCTTGTCGGCCGTCTTTGCGTCGGCTCCGGGCGGTGCCAGAAAGCGAGCCTTCCATTCGTCCTTCGTGAATTCGCTTCGACCGCAATAAAGCGAGCGCAACGCTTTTGACTTGGGGACGTATTCACCGCTCTCACAGCGTCGCCAAAACTCGCGCACCGATCCGAACTCAGCGATGAACTCTGGCGCTCCGCCCTCACCGATCCCACCGACGCCGCCAATGACGTCAGAGCCGTCGCCTTGCAGCGCTTTGCCTTCGAGAAAGGCATACGGAGTCGGGAAGCCCGTCATGTCCATGAAGTTCGCAAGCGTGATGCGCTTGTCCTGATCCCGATGGTCTTGCCACGTCACGTTGCGTCGAACGAGTTGCGCCCAATCTTCATCGCCGGTGATAAGCAGGATCTCGTTCTCGGGCTTCTTGGTCAGTTCCGCCACGAAGTAACCGGCCATGTCGTCGGCTTCGTGTTTCATCGCCGTGACCTGACGGATGCCCAGATGCTCCAGCGCGCGAGAGATATAAGGGCGCTGCTGCTTGTAGGACTCGCGCTCGGCTTTCTTCTTGGCGTCGTTGTCGCGGTTCGACTTATACGGCGGGTGCATGTCGAAGCGCCACTGTGCGCGACCGTCCCACAGCCAGAGCAGCGTCGCGCCCGGATGGGTGCGGCGAATGTCGCGCGCCGTGTGGATCGTGCCGTAGATCGCCTGAGTTTCGAGATCGCCGGAGCGCAGCTTCGTGCCGCGGTGTGCCGCGTGCCCAACGCTGTTGCCGTCGATGATGATGGTCTTGCTCAATTCGTTCTCCACGTGGACGAGAAAAAGGACTGGCACCCGAAAGTGCCAGCCCTCTAAGGCTGGGCCGGCTTGAGGCTTACGCCGCTGCTTCCAGATCGCCCAGCAGATCGTCCAGCTCGCTGTCGAGCGCAACGCTTGCCGCCGACGGACCCGCTTCGACCTTCGTGCCGCGCATTTCCAGCTCGCGCAACTCGTCGTCGCCATCGAGCTCGGGTGCTGCCAGCGCCTTCGTCTTCGGCACGTCGCGGTTCTCGGCGGCCGGCAGAAGACCTGCGACCGACGAAATTGCCGTCAGTGCGCGGCGCGTCTGCTCTTCGTTTTCCTGCGCGACGTATTCGTCCAGGTTGTGCAGCTTTGCCTGGATGCCCGCCGGCAGCGTGTGCTTCTTCGGCGAAATCTGAACGGAATACTTGGTGTTCAGACCCTTGCCGTCGCGCTGGATCACGACGATTTGCGGGGTGGAGGCGTCGAACATCTGCGGACCCCACTCTTCGATCGTGTCGACCAGTTGCGTGAACGCCGACTTGCCGAGTTCGTAGATCACCGGCTCTTCCTTCGTCGGGCCGTCGAGGTCGAGCACGTTCAGGACGAAGCCCTGCTTGCTCTTGGCGCCCTTGAGCGCTTCCACGGTTTCGTCGTCGGTCGTCACACGCATGGCCTTATTCAGACCGTCGCACGCGGCGCACGGCTTGCCGAAGGTGGCGTCCGCACACGGGATCACTGCCTGGATTTCACCTGCTGCGTTCTTGATGAAGTGCTGACCCCACTCGTGGAAGAACGTCTCGCGGTCTTCCTCGCGCCAGCCACCGAGAATCACGAGGCGGTTTGCGCCCGGACGGGGCTTGACGGTCTTTTCCTTCGGCTTGAGCGCGGCCTTCTTTTGCTTCATCAGGGCCATCAGCTTGCTCGTATCCATCTTTGTTCCTTTTTCAGTTTGGTAGTAGAAAGTTGCCTTTTGGACTTCGCGGTGGAATATCACCGCTTCATCGTTTCAGCATGCTAATTATAGTCAGCTTTGACTATTACCCGTAGGCAATTTGTTACCCGTTTGCGACCCGTGCGGCAGACGTTGCGCGGTCCCGCAGGCTCTCGCGTTCCATGTCGCGCGCCATCGTGCGCACTTGCCCCTTCGAGTCTTCACGGCGATCGGCGCCGAGTTGAATCACCATGTCGCGGCGATCCGCAAGCGCACCGACGCAGGCCTTCGCAACGGCCGCAATCGACTCGGCCTCGATGACCATGACCTTGAGCGCAATCCACTTCGGATCGAGCTTCACCGCGTTTTCGATGGCCTTCTCGGTCGCCTTCTCGCCCGCTTCGACGAACGCCTTGCGGTGGTTGGCGTAGAGCTGTGCTTCCTTGACCTCGAAGCGCGCCTTGATCGACGCAGCTTGCGCTTCTGCGCGCGCGGCCATCGCACCATGATAGGCACGCAGCGCGGCCTGGCTCATCATGCAGTTGTCGAGGTTGGTTTCCGTCACCTGCATTTCGCGCTTGAAGTCGTCCACGTCGATGTAGAAGTCGAGCGAGGCCTTCGCCTTTTTCTTGACCGCTTCGGCAAGGGCTTCTTCTTCCTCTGCCGAGATCGGCGTCGGTGCGGGCTTTGGGGCGACCTTCATACCTTCCTCGCGCTTGCCAGCGGGCGGCGTCGGCACGGTGAGGTCAACGGGGTCGGGCGTGTGGACTTGTCCGAGCGTATCGACCGCCTTCTCTTCCTCCCAGGGCGGCGTCTCGGGCGGCGCAACGGTGCCCGATGCAATCTCAGCTTCGAGCGCGGCGAGGTCGTCGTCGACGCTGGTGTCGGCCGGTGCCGAGAGCGATGCAGGCAGCACGAACGTCGAGCCGCTTTCGTCTTCCATCACCACCGAGCCTTCGTCGGTCGCTTCGGGCGTCGGCACGGGGGCGACAGGGGTCGGCGCGGCCGGCTCGTCGTCGAGCTCCAGGCCGTCCAGTTCTTCGTCGCTCACCTCATCTGCGGTGGGCGGCGTGGGCGTTGCAGGTGCTTTCGGTGCGGGCGGTTTGGTGGCGACGGCAGACACGCCGGTCGACTCTTCCAGTTCGGCCATCAACGCATCCAGTTCCTCGTCCGATGCCGGAATCTCGTTTGCCATGTTGTTTGCTCCTCGATTTGTGAGACGTTCTCTAACTGACGCACATTTTAGCGATGTGCGTCAGGCTTGCATACTCAATTTTGACTGTTGCCTAGTTACGACAGAATCTCCGCCGTCTTCTCGAACACGGCCGCGAGCACATCAGCCTTCGCCGGGTCAAAGAGGACTTGCTGCGCGTTGATACCGCACACAACGCTGGCATCCAGCGACTTGTCGAAGATCACCTTGCCAGCCAACTCGGCCGTGCCGCCCTTGATGCCCGGCACGAAGTGCTTGATCGTGGCCGAGCCGAGCGCGACGATCACCGCCGGCTTGATAAGCTCCAGTTCGCGCTGCAGGAAGCCCTTGCAGTTGTTGATCTGGCCGTTGGAGAGGAACTTGTCGTTCTTCTTCGCCTTGACGAGCGACGTGTAGTAGCCCTCTGCCGGGTTCAACCCCGCCGCCTTGATCGCTTCCTTGATGAAATCCGCGGCGTCGCCTTCGAGCATCTTGTCGGCCTTCTCCTCCTGCCAGCTTGGGCAGTCGGACACCACCATGAATTTCACCGTGTGCTTGGCGCGCACCGTCGGGTGAGGCTGTCCCGCGAGGTCGCAGCTTTCGCAGCCCTTGTATTCCTGCACGAGCGAAATCACCTTCGCCCGCAAGAACTTCTCCTTCAGATCGGTGGTGCGATCGGCCTTCACCGCGTCGATAATCAGCCCGCCCATGAGTTCCGTCTGGTCACGCCGGCGGTCCAGGTGTCGCGCGGGCAACGATCCGGGCTTGATCGGCACGAGCGCCCCGACCTTGTCCAGCGCCTCGCGCACCTTCGAATTGACTTTCGAGCCCTTCGCCTCTGTGATCTTGAGGAAGTGCGCTTCGTCACGGAAGGCGCCGCCTTCGAGGTTGCGCAGCTCCACAATCCGCTTGGCCGTGTTCTCGGAGATCCCCTTCACTGCCGAGAAGGGAGCCAAAAGGTGGTTGTCATCGGGGATGGTGAAGCGCTCGCGCGACAGGTTGATATCGGGCGGCAGCACCTCGATCCCGTATTCGCGCGCTTCCTCGACGAGCTTGGGCAACTTGTCCTCGTCCACGATCGACATACAGGCGGCGAAGTATTCCGCCGGGTAGCGCACCCGCACCCAGAGGCTCCAATAGCTGATGATCGAATACTCGACCGCGTGGCTCTTGTTAAAACCGTAGCCTGCAAAGGCCTCGATCTTGTCGAAGATGCGACCCGCGACCTCTTCATCCATGCCGGACGTGGACTTGCAGCCGTCGACCCACTTCTGTCGCATTTCGGCCATCTTGTCTTTGTCCTTCTTGCCCATCGCTTTACGCAGATGGTCAGCTTCCGCTTTCGTGAAGCCTGCAAGGTCGACCGCGACCTGCATGACCTGTTCCTGGTAGACGATGACCCCGTAGGTGTCCTTGAGCGCCGCCTCCATGTTCGGGTGGTCGTAGCTGATCGACTTCACGCCCTGCTTGATCTGAATGAAGTCGTCCATCAGGCCCGAGTCCATCGGACCGGGTCGGTAGAGTGCGGTGGCCGCTGTCACGTCATCGAACGTAAGCGGCCCGCCCATCGCCAGATTCCTGAGCAGCGCCTTCATGCCGCCGGAGTCGAACTGGAACACGCCCGTCGTGTCGCCCGCGCCGAACGCCATC